TTAGCTACCATTTTTATCACCACCATTTCGTGGTGGGAAGTATCTGTCGATAAGCCTGTCCAGTATGGTCGGCATTTTGACAATAGCCAACTCGGACAAAGGCTCAATCAGAAATCCAATCCCGAAAATAATAAACATTATTGCTACGTCAAGCTTAAGTATCTTTGGAAACATAATCATGAGAAAAATATAAAGGGCATCTGCTAATGCCCCGTTTAAAAGCCGTACCCAGAACGGCTTAATATCGATTTTATTGTTTGCCCGGAATGTGATGTTTCCTAAAAATCCGAGCAGTACGCCGTATGAGATCATGACTACCTCCTTCGCCGTTTCAGGATTTAAACCAAAAAACATAAATAACTCCTTTCTTCTGTCAATTATAATACAGCAGGATTTGCTTTCTTTTCAGTATTGAAAATATCCTGTACAAGTTTTCTCGGATCAAGTTCCACTCTTAATATTTTAACAGCTTTATGCATTGCTTCTTCTCCGAGATTTTCTACCACATCAGGAATCCATTTTCTGTCAATTTCTTTTTCTTTTATAATGTATTCCTCTGCTCTATTCCAAAAGTCATTTACAACAGCCTCGAATTTTTCAAATCCTGCTTTCCCTGTGTTTACTATTTCACTTCTGTAAATAGCTGTTTTTGCTAGCTCTCCTATTTTATTTATCACGTACATTTTTACCATTGTTTCTGTCATTTTTATCCTCTCCTTTATTATTTTTATTTTAAGCCGCCTGACAGGCTCAAATTTGCATTTTATTCTGTCAGATGACTATTTATGTCTAAAATTATTTTTAAACCCGTGTAGACTAAATATACAAGCCATTTTTTCTATAGACTCAATTTTTTGTTTTTTTTGAGCCTATAAAATTTTTTAGACTTAAATTTTTGAAATTTTAAGTCTTAAACTAATTCAAAATATTCATCTATACTTTTCACTATCGCTTGGATATATTCATTTTTCTTTTCAAAAGCTTTTTTTAAATCCTCATTGTTATCAATAAAAAACGGCTCCGAAATGACACAAGGTGCTTTTGTTCTGCTTAACAATCCACTTCCTCTTCCATGCCAAGGCTCTTTTGCACCTCTATTCTTTAATCCTAATGCTTCAGATACATTTTTAGATAATAGCTCGGCGAACTTTTTGCCTTTCGCACTTCCCGGATAATATATTGCTTCTGTTCCTGTTGCAACTGTATTAGCACTGTTACAGTGTAATGATATAGCTAAATCTGGATTTAAACTATTAATCAAAGTAGTATTTTCCATTTTTGAATATCCCCTGTTGTGAGTGAAAGCTTCATATGCGTTATTTGCAAGCAATTCTACTAACTCATCAGCCAATTTTGTATTGTATCCTAGTTCAGTCACTTTTTTATCCTGTGATACCGCTCCGCAGTCATTCCCACCATGCCCTATAATTACACATATCTTTTTTTTGCTTAAGGTGGGCTTCACCTCCTGCTGATATTCTTTTATCCACAAAAGTCCGTATTCTTTATCCTCTCCCACTTCTTTTATTTCATACATTTTATGCCCTATTTCAATAGTTTTTCCAATGTGATTTCTAAGTTCTTCAGTCATTCATATCATCCTTTCTATAAATTTTTCTTTTATTTCTACACGATTGAGCCAACCTTTTAAAAAATCTTCTTGTGTTCTGTCTTTTGCTGCAAGATTTTTATAAAAAGTTCTCTGCATTTCATGATATTCCTTCAAAAACATTTTAGGATCTATTGCATTTATTGCCTCTAGTGTTTTATTCCCAACTATTCCATCTATGACTAAGTTTGCTCCAAATTTATTTGCTGCAATCTGAGCCTTTTTAATTCCTCTTCCTCCTGAATTAACAGCCCAGTCAAATATTGATAAAGCCACTCTATCATCCGTTATTTTGTCAATATGATTCCCACAATAATATACTTTTTTATATATTTTTTCTGCATCTGACTTTTTAAATTCCCTCATATCTCCTGTATAACCAAGATACTTTTCTGCATCATCATGTGTTATACCAAAATTCGTTGCTCCACCTCTGTCATTTTTGTCATTAGTGTAACCACCTTCGACTTCAAAAATATAATCTAAAAATTTGTTGAATCTTTCCATTTAAATCACTTCCCATTCTTCACTAAATAATTCAATCATAGTTTCTTTCCAAGGCACTCTACCGTATCTGGATTCCACATATAGATATGGAGCTGTCATTTTACTATTTTCGTCAGGAAATTGTGCTTTTATCACTACATCCTTGCTCCATTGCGGCAATCTCATTGCTTTTCCTTTTTTTACTTCTTCAAAGGCTTTCCCAAAATTCATCTATACCACTTCCTTTTATTTTATTAGTTCCATATTTTTTAAATACTTGAATAGTTTTGATGGACTAAATGCACTTGCTTTTAATGCCATTAAATTGTATGTAAGACTATCGTCCAGTCCTTTATTAATTAAATGTAAGCATAATTCAGAACAGAAGTATTTATCCTTATGTTCTATTCCTAATTCTAGTAACTGACTAAACAGTATTGCTCCATAGTCATATCCTTTGCCTTTTAATTTTTTGAATTCTTCCAGCACAATTGGGATTTCTATATGACTATCTAATTCATATATATCCATATTGTTCTTGTAGATAAACGGCTTGATACGAACTCCGCCAGGATTTGACAGATACACATAGTCATTGTATACAAGCTCACAATGTGAGTATTTTCCTAACGTTCGCAATGTTATTAATAATCCCACTATGCTTTTTGGTCTATGAAAGCTTATATATAACTTATCCTTTTCTAACTGCATTACTACCTCCTTACATATTTTTATAAGCCTTTTCGTATCTATCTTTTGCATCATATTCTTTAAGCTCTTTGTCAGTTAAATTTTCCAGATTATGCGATAATAATGTCTCTGTTGTCATAGCTTTTGTAGTATGCAACTGCATTATATTTGCCATTTTCATCATATCCTGCAACGTGAGATTAACATATTTCTCACTGTTATCCTTTGTATAGAATTTCCAGTTTTCAAATTCGGTTTTTTTCATCGCCTGGCACATTACTACTATTCTAGTTAAGTTAGACTGGTCTATACTCCTGTTATTTTGCAAGTATTTCACGCCTTTTACTTCAAACTCAAACGGAGCCATGTCATATTCTAATCTTAATTCATAGAGTTCCTTTTTAATCTGCTCTATACGTTTATCCCTGTCAAATACTATCTTCCCATCTTTTATTATCTCGCATTCTTTCAGCTTTACTATCTTTCCTTCTACAAAATAATTGTCGGGAGCAATCTCTACTGCTTGAAAAGGGATTTCTTCAACAATATCTCCAGCCATCGTTGGGGCTATCATGGATGCATCCTTGTTCAGGCTTAAAACCAGACATGTATCTTTGTTATACATGACTTTCAATGTATCTTTGTCAAATTTCTTAAGCTCCTCGTACCAGTCCTTACTATCTTTATCAAATATCCCATAGTACTTAAATCCATCTTCCATTTCTACTATTTTAACTTCACTAACTTCAAATTTCATTTCTTATTCCTCCTTATCCTCTACACGAACGGTACATTTACCCAGTTTCCTGCGCGATACATCTGTAATGCCCTGAACTGTAAATAGTCCAGCGTGAAGTTCCTGTCATCGTTGATTCCACCAGTAACAACATAACCATTACGTTCACGCATTTCATTTCTCTGAACTTCTGCCTGAATGTATCCTGCCAGTCTGATGTTTAGAACAGTGTCTGTATCTCTCGCAGTCCACAATCTATTTATGTGACCTCTTAAATCTACCCTGTCAGCATCCATCCCGTTCATTCTGTTATCCCGTACAGCCATATCTATGTGATCCATTATTTCACACCAGTTGTCTCCGTTTCGCCCAGGAACTTTATAATATGCACGTCCGCCATTTGTATGAAATCCTCCTGTATATGCCCCACCAGAACTGTACATATATAAATGATTAGATATCCATGTATCCGTTCCGTTAGTTCTTACTACCCAGTCATTTCTATTATTGTTTCTATACCCTTTGTCAAAAGGTATAAAAGGGCTCAGGTCAGGCCTAGGTGCAATCTCTTTAATTTTTGCATACGTTATTATTCCAGCTTTATTTTCTTCCGCAAGGTCGGTGTGTTTCACCCTTTTTTCCAGTTCATCATTTATTATTTTATTATCCTCAACAAAATCTATCCGTTTTGGATATTCGCTCCCTATCCATTGATTTAATCCTAAACTTGTTTTTTTCTGTGCTGGCATTTTTTTTACCTCCTATTCTTTATATTTTTCTCTGTCTTCCCATGTAAGATTTAAATTGTCCCACATGTCCCATGTCTTGTTATATCTGTCAAATTCATCCCAAGTCATGTAGCTGTAAACTATTTTATAACCTAAATGGGCAGGTTTATTCAGTTCTATAAAATTGATAAAATTATTTAAATTAGGTGGTATTCCGTATATGCTCGTAAATTTTATGATAAAATAATACTCGTCAAATGCTTCTGTAACTTCAATTTCCCCATTTGTAAATATTCTGGCCTGTTCTTTTAAGTTGTCCGGAGAAAATATCCGCTTTGACAGTAAACGGAACAGAATTCTTTCCCTTCTGTCCTGCAGACTCAATCCTGGATCATATCCTAGTTCCATAAATCTTTCATATTTTAGAATCTGTTCCTCGTTAAAAAAGTTTAAAAAAACAAATTCCCTGTATTTCTCAATATCGTTTTTTATTTTTTGAGCCTCTATTATTAAACTTTTTATCAAGTCAACCTGCAGACTGTTCCTTGCAACTTTGGAAATCACTCTTATTTTACTGTTCATTAATAACAACCCCAGTCACTATTAATATCTCGTTGCTGTCCACTGTAATGTTTTTGCTGTCATTGTTTATCAGTACTTTACAGTCCTCAACTCCGTTAATGGATAAAACTATTTTTTCAACCCTGTTAATTGACAGGATTTCCTTATTATTCAGTGTATATAATGCCGAATTATCCTTTATCATCTGCTTTATTTTCGAGCTGATTAAATCTGTTACGGTATTTAGCTTTGTTCCTGGACTTAAAATAACACTTACAGATATGGCTATATTCTTGCCGTCAAAACTTGTCACAGTAACATTGGCTCCGATTGGCCTGCCGTCAATCTGTTCTATCCTTTTTTTCACTTTTCTGATTAGCTCACTATCGGCTAAGGTATTGTTATAGTTTGAGATTCTGACTCTTACTGTTCCGTTCCCGTTCCACAGCGGTTCAACCAACACTTTACCTACTCCGTCTATCTCCTTTGCCCATTTTTCATAGTCATATATATTACCGCTATGAGCCGGTTTTAATATCCTTTCCTTCGCCCTCAATATCAGGCTATCGTTAGGCTCTTTTTCATAGCCGTTTGTAAAAGCTTTTTCGTTAGTCACTGTGAAGATGTCGGCATTAGTTATTTCAAAGTTCACTATCTCGCCTATGGCACAGTTCCCAATCTCTCCTATCTGCAGGCACTCCACTTCTGCGACTGCTTTCCCGTTAAAAGCTATAGTCGTGTCATAGAGCAGCTTATATTTTGTGCTGTCCGTTTTTAGTACTATCGCTCCAGCAGATATTACTGTATCAGCTTTCCCGGTTATCGATATTTCCCCTCTTGCTTTAGTTCCCTGTTTTCTCGTCACTCCGAAAAGCATAGCGTGATAATCTATAAATTCGTCTTCTGTTGCTGTATCAATAAAAGTTTGGTTGACCCAATACCCCAGCAACTTATATATACTTTCAGCTTCTATTCCGTAAGCACTCGCTATATCAAAATTAAAAGACCCTTCTATTTTTGAGAAATTATTTTCCAGGTTAGACAAAAAAGTATTTCTAGCCTCTATTTTATTCAATGTAGTTCACCTCGCTCTCTCCATAGACAGTAGATATGTTAAAAGATACTTCCAGGTGATTGTCATCACTGTTGTAGTTCAAATCAAAATTATAGCAGTCTAAAATATAAGGGTTAACCAGCAGACAATCTTTAATTTCCGAAATAATCAATGCATTTTTTACGCTTTCCTGATATATCGTACCTATATGCTCATCCAGGTTATTTCCGTAGCTGTCAGAGTGTATTGCATAAAAATTCCTTTTAGTTTTAAGTGCCTTGAATATCCATACTTTAAGTGCCTCATTTTTTGTCAGCTCAACAAGGTTATTCCCGTTTTTTAGAGGTTCCATTGTATTGAAATCAATCGCATATTCTTTAAAAAGGGGTAAATCCTTTTTTTCTTTTCTTTCACTCTGCTTTAAAAATAACGTTTCAAAATCCATAATCACACTCCCTCTATCGCACTGCTTGGCATTTTTACTATTTTACTGACTACTACATAGTGTACACCTAATATCAGTACCAGCACTTCATCGCCAACTTTTAATGTATCCTCAAACCATATATCCTTGTGACTTTTATATGTTCCCGAACCTTTAACTGTTGAATGTCCGTGAGTATGCGGAGCGGGTCCGTTAGCGGTGTCTGTCTGAGTAGAAGCATCAATAGTTATTTCGTCAATCACACCATCTATCCTGTAAAGTCTGTGATAATTCGGTAATAAAAAATTAGAGCAGTAAATCTGCTCTGGAGGTATTTCCACATTATCAAATTTTATTTTCAGTTCAGGCGGTGGACTGGTGACACTTGCCCTTATAAAATTGTTTGCCTGCTGCTGTACTCCGTTGTCAATCATATCGTTTAGTATCTCAAACATGTTCATTATTTACCACCTGCCTTTTTTCCTGCTTTTTCTTTTTTAGTTTTCTTACTTTTCTTACTTTTAGATTTCTTGGATTTTTTAGACTTCGGCTTGTCTTCAAATTCAGTTTTGTCCATCACATTCTCAAAAGCCAGCTCCACATCACAGTAATATACATCATTTTCCCAGATATGTGTGTCATTTTTTACTAAAAAACTGCCGACAAGATTTGTGTGCGGTTCATGTATCCCTATTGAATAGCCACTCTGAATCAGAACATTACCGAGACAGGTAATATTTCCTGTTTTTTCAACGCTTTTCAGCATTTCTTTAGCGTTGTTAATATTATCCCTGTCCTTGTCATACTGCATTACTTTCTGAAATAAACCGTACTTCTCCTTATCTTCTTTATTTTCCACTTTATCAACTATCTGCTGTTTTTCTTTTTCAGTCTTATATATAACAATCTGATTAACCATTTTTTCAATGTCTTCGCCATACCTGGAACTTTTTATATCCTGTTCCGAATGAAGTAAGACATCGGCCAACGCTCCCTGTTCTATCACTTCTATTTTCCCGTCATTGCTGACAATAGAGTATATCTTTTTATCTTTCCTGTGCTGTATCGTATAAGCATTCAAAATTATCTGATACCCGCTACGGTTAACTGCAGGATAAGTGCAGTCAACCACATCTTTCGGCACAGTTCCCACTTCCAGTTTCAGTTCTCCGCAGATCTCTTTTAGTATCTGCGATGGTTTTTTCTTATTAAAGTTTTTCACGAAATAATTTTTATTCAGATATATGGAGTTATCAAAGCAGCTGAAAGTTTTGATTTTACTTTGCCCGGATACTTCTACAGAAAAAACTTTGCCTGTAAACAGTTTATCCTCGTCAACATAGAATTCTACTTTATCCCCCAGCTTAGCTATAGCCTTGTCATCTAAATATTTCACTTCCAGTGTTCGGGAAGTTCCATTTATTCCGCCTTTCCAAGTAATCCTCTCAAAATTTTTAATATGTTCTTCGTTATTAACAACTATCTTTAACATTTTCTCATACCCTCTTACTTTTTAGGATTTATCAGACTGTCAATTTTTCCTTTTATTTTATCTTTCAGTCCGTTCTTAATATTTTCGAACCGCTCTTCCAGCTGATACTCTTTAATCGGCGAAGTTCTCCCGGTATGCCTCTCATAAAGTTCGTTAACATCATCGATTAATCTTGTCTGTTTTCTGACCTCTATCAGGCTAATCGAGACATCAACATCTCCCGTTCTTTCCTTTATCTCGTATTCCAGCTGTTCGATATAACATTTAAAATAGATGTTGTAGTTAGGGACTATCAAAGTCAGGACTTCTTTATTATCCTTGTATTTCTCCAGTTTTTTTATACCAGCCATCGGCGAATGACGGTTGAACAACATGTTATAAAATTTAGATTTTTTTGCGGGCAGAAATGTAGAAAAGCTCACTTTCTTTATGTTTCTCTCTCCTATCAGTGCCACTTCCCCAACATCTAAAATTTTAACGACCTCGCTATTTTGACCGGTTGTAACTTTAAAGTCTAATGGCGGTATCGTGAAAATAAACGGATCTGTATCGTACAGCAACATGAATATCGGTCTCATAACTTTTAAAATTCCTTTCCTTTTTATTGCGACGCCTGAATCTGTGCACGTAAATTCGACATCATGGTGTTATATGTATTCTGACTGACTTTTTCAGCTATCTGCTTAGCTATACTCTCAATTTTAGCTGTATCATTTATGGTTATGTTTGATAATTGTGCCGCTATCTGTGCGTTGGCCTCATGATTGATAATCTGCTCCACGGATACAGGCTGAGGTACCAGCTGTTGTGGTTGCATCATATTTAATCTGTTATTTAAAAGATTAGGTAGTCCATTTAAAGGACTTAACCCGGTACTGAGGGCATTGGTTATAGCTGTAGTGTCCAGTGGCTGTAACGGGTTAGTGTTCTGCTGTTTAGATAAAAGCTGACTAATCGCACTTGTTAACTGTGCTGTTTTATCCTGCTGGGTAATCCCCATGTTCTGTTGCGATAATATTCCAAGTTGCTGTTGTATCGCCCTCACATCCAACGTTATTACCGGCATGGCCTCATATGATTTCCTTGCATATTCTTTCTGTCTCGCAACTCTTGCCTCTTCTTTTTTCTCCGCATCTGACTTTTCTGCTTTATGCCCCGTATAACTGTATCCACTTTTATTATACAGTTTTGCTTTCTGTGAATCATCGAGTGCCTCATTTACAGTTCCCGTTTTTTTATCTTTAGGTTTTAGTAATTTTTTTACTACATCCGGCGTAAAAAAACCAATTGCTCCACCGATTGCTCCACCTACTGCGGCTCCCACAGGTCCTCCAATTGCCGTTCCCAGTGAAGCTCCCCATGTTGCACCTTTTAATGTTGTGAATCCACGCAATCCTACTTCTGCAGCCTTTACTATTCCGTCGGCCGTACCTTTTAATCTGTCAGGGTCTAACGCTCCTGTTTTCTGCCATTCATCAACTTTTTTCATAAAGTCTTCCATCCATTTAGTAGCTATTGGTGCAAAAGCCTCCCCTATAGATATTTTCAGATGAGCTAACGTAGATTCAAATTGTGCTATCTTATTTGATGTTGTGTTACTCATTTCATCGGCGAATTTATCTGTCGCACCTTTAGCATTTCTTACTCCGTTGGCAACTTTGTTGTAATTTTCTTCAGTAGTTCCCATAAGGGAATCAAGTATTTTCATACCTTCTCCGCCAGCTATTATTGCCAAGTATCTGTTTCTTTCTTCCTGAGTAAGATTTGCTGTAGCTTTCTTCAGTTCATCGGATATTGTTTTTAGCCCTTTAAATTTTCCCTGCTGGTCATAGAGCTGAATGTTAAGATCGGTCAGAGCGTTCGCCACCTGTTTTGATGGATTGGCAAGCCTTCTGTAAATTGCAGCCAAATTACGCCCAGCCTGTCCTGACTTAATTCCATTATCCGCAAGTACTCCTAACAGGATATTTACATTTTCAAAGCTCTCAAAATTCCTTGAACTTGCCGCAACATATTTATATGCCTCTCCTAACATCTGTACATTAGTATTTGCATTATTACTTGTCGCAACCATTACATCCATAAGTCTGTCAACTTCGCCTATCGACATACCGAAAGCTGATAGGTTATCGGTAACTATATCGGAAGTCTGGGCAAAATCACTTCCTGCCGCAATCGACATTTTTAAAAGTTTAGGTGTCATTTCCAGTACTTCATTTGTTTTCATACCTGCCATTGCCTGGTACATCTGTGCTTCAGCTACTTCCTGTGCTGTAAATTTTGTTGAACGGCCTAAATCTCTTGTCTGTTGCATTAGCTGTTTTTCCTGTTCTGCCGAAGCACCCATTATAGCCCTGTTTCTTCTCACCTGGTCTTCCAGATCGGCATAAGACTGGAGAGATGATTTTAAAACTCCAACTACGGCAGTTGCTCCGATACCCACTCCGACAGTTGCTAATGCCCCTTTTACTCCGTTAAAAGAGCTTTTCAGTTTATCTGCTACCCCGGTAGTCTTATTTTTTAATTCATTAAGTGAGCTCCCTACCTTCTGTGCTGTACCTGAAAACCTGTCTTTCAGTTCGAGCAGGGCACTTAACTTATATTCACTCATTCTCCGGTACACCTCCAATCATAAGGAACATGAATAATAATTCTGAATTGCTCAGCTCCCTTAAACTCTGTAAGCTGTGCCCACAATTTAAATAGTGAGCGACTGTTCTTGCTTTCCAGTCGCCCCTAATTAGTTTTTTATTTCTTCAACCACTTCTTCAACAGTAAATTTTTCATTCCATCCCGCTTTTTTCATGAGTAGTTCCGAAATACCTGTTATTGTTGAGTGGCTTAATACTTTCGGCACAACTTCTGCTGGATTCATTTCACATCCCAGCTGAGTGATTAGTTTATCGTCCTTAAAAATCTTTCCTGCAGTGTAAACTACTTCGCTGTCCTTGTCTGTACTGTTACCGTTAGTTAAAATATCCAGTATTTCCATTCTGTTCAGTACTTCCAGCTCCAGTACTCCGCCTAATTCTGCCACTTCAACCTTTACTGTTTTTTTCTCAGTTAGCTTTTTACTGTTTTCCAGTAACATTTCTATTGATATATTTTTCATATCTTACCTGCCTTTTTATTTTATAGAATTTTCGTATCTTACATCGCTTGGGGTAAATCCGAAAGGTATTTCCTCCTCCACTATTTCCCCTCTTGAAAAATTGGCCAGTTCAACCGAATTGAACCAGACATTGTCAATCGATACTCTCTCTTCCTGACCTCTCAAGCTGTCAGGGTCTTTTATTGATGTCACTATCCTGCTTCGGGTATCTTTTCCTTTTGCCCAGTTTTCAAGTATTTTTTTACCCCTCGTGTAGACTTTATAGATTGTCAGGGTACCCTCTCCTTTTAATCCTGTTATTTTACTATCAACAGAAATCCCTAATTGTACATCCGATCTCTCAGCTGTAATTTTAGCTTCTATAGATTTTAATTCCGCCACTTTTTCATTGTCAAGCCATAACTCTCCGTAAGCTCCCGATATGGTTCTGTTTCCTCTTATATTTTCTGACATTTTATCAGCTCCTTTTTATTATTACATTGTCATTATCAGACTAAGCGATGCCATAGTGTCAGCAAATCTCACATCACCTGTCAGATACACATCATCGCCCGTAGGGTATTGTAAAATCTCCAGCTCAGTCATGGTATCTGCATCCAGTCCATCCGCTATAATCGCTCTTTTCTGTGCTTCGAAATCTATTTCCACTTTATTGTCGTAATCCCCGTTCAGTACATTTGGCGACATTTCCTTAAAATATACTTTTGTTACATTTGAGCAGAAATTCATTTTATTGTCATAATCGTTGATATAGTTCCCAATCCAGTATTTCTTGAACGTATCCCTTATATCATCTACAATAAAGCACATTCCTTCAACGACTTTGATTTTTCTAGTGTCTTTTTTCCATGTGCTGTCAAACGTAGTTTTAGAGTTGACTCCATAATTTACCCTGACCATATCTTCGTCCATGTATAAGCTGAATTTACCAACTTTAGGCTCGTAGTCTTCAACTTCTTTCAAGTCGTTCATGACATGATTATCGGCACTACGGTTTAATGGCATTCCCGCAATAAGTCCTGCTATAGCCGCCGTATATTCTTGAGCTGTGAAATCACCGTAGATGGACTTATATGCCCCGCCATTTCCAAGTTCCACAATAGCCACATGATCCGTCTTATTGGCATAACTTGATACATATTTGACTGTTTTTCCGATTGGCCCGGTAGTCCCGAACTGCTGCTTAACCCAGTTCACGATTGTCTGGTCTTCTGTTTCTATTGCCTGTGGATAAGCCAGCCAGTTAAATTTTCTCATTTCTAAATCCTTCAGCACTTTATCCATAGCTTCTTCATTCTGCACTACTCTGACCAATACTTTAAATGCTCCGTAGTGCATAGCTAGGTTAATATATTTTATACTTTTTGCATCCCAGTTTTTAGATTCAACATCCGCTATTGTTTTAAAAGTGTACCATTTTCCTGTGGCTTTCTTATCTTTCAGAATCAGGCACACGGTACCTCTTTCACTTCTTTGGATAGCTGTCGTTGCCAGTGTTCTGAATTCAATATTAATGCTTGGGCTCGCATTAATCTGTCCCACTATTGCCATTTTATCACTCTCCTGTTTATTTAAAATTTAATTTCAGGCCATTCGCCATATTTTGCTTTGGTATTTCCCTGTACACGTCGAATAAATCCAAATCAAAAATATAATGGCCTAGATTATCCACTATTTTCATGTTCTCATTTTTTAAAGTCAGGAATCTGTATTTAATCTGTAAAATCTTATTTCCTTTAACTTCGAACATATTATTCAGCTTATCAAGTGCATTATATATTTCCGCCTTATTATTCTCGTCATTTTCAGGAATGTAGACAATATCAATGCTGATATGTATTTTCTCTTTATGATTTGCAAAAAACTCTTTCTTATAGTCAATAACCTGAATAAAATATGCCGGTCTTTCCAAATTATTTATGTTATCGATTCCGACTTCCTTACCCGTAAAACTGTCTATTTTACGGCTTAATGATTTTATAAAGTCCATAAATTCCATTATTTATCAAACTCCGCTTTTATTGTTGAGCCTATGCTGTTCCTAAATACAGGCTCCAATTTATCTATTGTTTTCTTTAACATGAATACTCCAGGTACCACACTGTTTGTTTTCTTACCGTAATAAACTACCCTGTGACCGTATTCAACATGATTTACATATTCAACATTGTTGTATATTATCTGTTTTAAACCATCACCATTTTCCCTATGCCAGCCCATTCTTAATTGCCCGGTATCTGCTGGTGTTTCTTCCTTTACTTCTCTTATTGTCTGTTCGGCAACCTGTTTAAGTGTCATTTCTACTTTCTGTGGGGTATCAGTGTGCAGTTTTTCTAATTTTTTTGCCAGTTTCTCCCAGTCTCCGCTAAGTTTCATTTTTATCCACTTCCTCCACTGCTATCTCCTGATGTTCCAAAAAATCAGTGTATTTTATTGGTTTACCGGCTTTAAATTTATATTCTATACCGCCTTTATTTACCAGCAAAATATCATTCTGCTTTATATCTGCATCATTACTGACCAGTATCTTATATGTGTTCCTGGAACTGTTTATTATTCCTGGTTCAGTAGCTCTTAAAATCCCCACGCTTAATTGACATTTGATATCAGTGTAAATAACTTTCCAACCCTGATTTGTCAACCCGTCTTCATCTTTTGTTTTTATATTCCTTTTAACTTCAACTATCGTATCGGTATTAAAAAATTCGTTCAGCATTTTATACCTCCTTATTTTACAACTCCAAGCTTCCTGAAACGGTTCAAACTTTTTCTAAATTCAGCATCTTCATTTAAGCCTGTGACAAACTCGACCTGCCTCTCTCCACTTTTCATAGATTTTATATTTCTATTTTTATCAAAATTATATTTGTAAATATATGTGGCCGTAGGAGTTATCAGTTCTTCCGGAAAGTTTTCACGGTTCATGTAGTTGATGCAGTCCTGAATAACACTTTCAATGATGAGCTTAGTTTTTACCTCGTTCAAGCTTACATCAGATATAATTTTTATTTTTTCATAAACTTTATCAATTATTTCAGTCAATTCTACCACCTTTTCAAAATAGAAAAAGTATGGCATTCAACCATACTTTACCTACGCTTCAATTGCAACTAAACCTTTTACTTTGTTATTCAGTATGAAACAGTCATAGTAAAATCTACCTAAAAATAAAGTACCTGAGTAGTTTTCAGAATCTGTAACCACTCTGTACTCAGCCAGTTTTACAGGTGCAACCGTTGCCGAATTATGTCCGACTAAACAACCGTAATTTTTAGTTGTAGCTCCACCTACTCCTGTTTTAATCTCCATCCATTTTTTAGTGACCCTTACTATCGGCACTCCGTCAACCATTCCTACTAACCCGTTTATTTTTATGTTCTGCCCGATATCCGATGCCTTTACAAAATTCTCATCCTTTTTCAGTTTTGTTAAAAATTCAGGCGTGACATAAGCAATTCGGTTCTGAGGTATATCCGCATCATTTAATTTCTCCTGTGCTTCTAAAAATTTATTATATGCGTTGTTAGCCGCAAGCCCTGTTACTGTCTGTGATTTTGTATCGCACGTTTTAAGAATTGTTTCAAATCTGTACTTCTCAATCTCAGGAATTACTCTCTCCCTCAACTGTCTTGCCAGTACTTCTCCTGCCTTAATTTTTGTTTCATCCTCGTCCATTTTGTCAAGCAGTATTTTAAACCCCCTGTCCTTAGTCAGTGTCATTTCCTGAACTGAATTCTCTAAGACGTCTGCATTTCCATAACCTGTGTTTCTGTTATAATCTTTATTATCAACTGTATTGATTGAAGTCACTTTTACAGTTTTAGCTCCTACAAAGCTGTAATCATCATTTACTATTTTCTGTGATACCGCATCACTTGTGAATCTTTCATCAATTTTATCCGCAAAAATCTGTGTATAAACCATTGCCATGTTTTAATCATCTCCTTTTTTAAATTAAAAAGAACTGAAAGCCTTGTCAAATGCTTCAAGTCCTGTATCTTTTTTATTCTCTTCTCCGTTACTTCCGCCGTTCAGGCTGTTCGGAATCCCTCCGCTCTGAGTTTTAAGGTAACTGGATAAGTTTTCGGAAAAAGATTTCACGCTGTTTTCAATTTCTTCTTCCGTGTTCCCGGAAATACTTCCTAAAAAACTGTCAGGGATTTTATATTTCCCTAATGCTGCTTTTTTTAACTCATTAGTCTTCATAGTTGCAAGCTCCGAATTTGAACTTTCAAGCTGTTTCTGAAGTTCAGCAAGGCTCTTGTTATACTTCTCTTCTGCAGTAAGATTAGCATTATTGATTCTGGTCTCATAATCTTCAATTGTTTCTCCGTGTTTTCTCTCCAGCTCTTTTTTCTCAGTTTCAAATTTCTTTCTTTCTCTCGCAATCCTTTCTTTAATCATTTCATCTACTTGTTCCTGTGTAAATGTGTTTTCTGACATAACTGTCCCTCCCATTTAAAGTCTGTCGACTATTATTTTCCGTCCAGATGTTTAATGTCCATCAGTACGACAAATAAAAAAGGGAGAGGTTTTAATCTCTCCTGAATTGTTACTCCAGTATTTATTTTTCCAGCTCATGCATATCATAATTCATTATCTGTATACTTCCAAGAATATTATTCTTTATCTTATGTAATTTTTCAATGCTCCTGTCTATGTTCTTCATTTCATCCATGAGCTCCTTGGCGGCCGTGCACATCTCATTCCGCATGTCGTTTGCCCTTTTCCAGTGTCTGCTGTTTTTAACTAAATTCATGTCGGGAGTGAAATATTCCGCAACCTTGTTTTTTACGTCTTCCCCGACCCTGAACCTGCTTACCAGGGTTAACGCCTCCTCCCTGTTGAACACGGACAGACATGACAGTGACCTTGCCAGCCCGTTATCCTGCTTCATCTTTTTCAGTTCCTGCCCTGTTATTATCCTCTTATCCCCCGATTTGGCAATCAGCCCCATCCTGTCAATCCCGGTAAGTTCATGCAGCTGTTTCAGTGTGATGACCCTCTCACCATCATATGTGAGTGCTTTCGGTTTATCGGAAGCGGTTTTCTTCCCTTTAAGCTCCGCCTTCATCCGGTTAAATTCATTGATATATGCTATTTTAAAGTCATTATGCCCCTGAATGTTGAACATGTACAGGATAAAACCGTTTTCAGTGAGCAGGTATTCTTTATACTCCCTTTTTTGTCCTGAGACCTTGTATTCATTGGGGAAAATTAGATAACCCAAATTTGGGCTTTCTGAATTTACGGAGGTTTCAAGTATATTTTCCAAATCTCTTATAACATGAGAATGTCTTCTTCCTAATCCTTTTGCAATAATTCTGCTACTGACAACTAACCCGTGGTTTTTATTTCTTTCAATTTTTACTAAATCCATAATGTTTTCCATTAAATTTCCTCCTAAAATTATTTGTTTTTTAAGAGGGTTTGTGGTAAAATACTATTGGTTAGAAGGTATTTTACCTTAGCCCTCTATGTTTTGTTTAAATCCTTAATAGAGGGCTTTTTTATTTATTAAGTTCTCTTTTAACCAAATCTATACCTTTCAAAATAATAGCCGTTCTTGTTATTTTAAGATTTTCAGATAATTTTTTCAATTCTAAATCTTCACTTTCTGTAAGTTTTATTTCAAGCCTTTTATTTCTTGGATTATCACTTTTTGGTCTTCCCATTTTTTTCAAATTTTTCACCTACTTTCTAGCCGACTATAATTATATTATAAGCCGACTAAAAAGTCAAGCATTTTTTTTCAAAATTTTCTTCCTGTATTTTCAGGTAACAAAAAGAGCAGTTGTTAAACCGCTCCTGAATTATCTTAAAATGTTAACATTAAACCGATAGGTGTCAAGTCCCTATATCTCCTACCTCAAATATATGAGGGGCGACGGTATGACATTCTCCGTCCTCATTAACATTCTACCTCTTTTTATCTTTTTTGTCAAATATAATTTTATTCTTTTTCTGTAACCTTTTTACCTCTCTTTTTCTTACTCTGTAAACTGTTATGGTCGAATTCTCCAAACTTTTATCTGAGTTTGAGGCTGATAATTTTACCACAAGATTTATGCTGTAATCTTCAATTTTTTTTAAAAATAGTGCTGTGTCTGTATTTTTGTAATCTTTAAGTGCATAATCTGGGTTATTCACTGTTTCTATGTAATTATCTTTAAGTACATCTACAATTTCAGGATGTCTTTCTCGTATATGTTCCAATCTTTCATCTCTCAGAATAACCTCGCTACTGTTCAGTTTACCAAATTCCTTTTCAATTGCATTCTTGACATCTGCACTTAAATTACTTTTTGCAAAAACACCATCACTTTCATCGTTCTGTGATTCCTCCTTTGATGTTTCGTTAACTGAATCAGATTCAATATCAGCATATTCATAAGGTACTGTGGTACTTCTGCAGTGTGGATGCATTGGTGGATAATTTTCTCCTTCCGTCGCATCTTCCGTTTTAAATACTTCATCGTTAAGATTGGCACAAGTGTGACTCGTTCTGCTATCCATCACTGCTAAAAACTGATATTTAACAACTCCAGCATCTTTATACCCCATAAGCGTTGCCTGATTTTGAATGTGATTTGTTTCAGTTCTTACCAACCTTTCAGCATTTTTATAGCTTGTCTCAAATTTCTTAGCTATGTTTTGTGACATAGTCCTGTAGTTGATACCTTTATTCAGACCGATAATTAATTCATTTTTTATTGCCTTTGCCAAATTGTCAGTATTACTCCATATCCTGCTTGAATAATTAGCTCCGCTCCATTCCTGTTCCAGTGCCATTTTTACTGTACTGCTGCTGATTACACCTTTTTTAAAATTCAGATCCTCAGTAAGTGATGTGTAAGTATCATTATAGACCTCAGTTAATGTATCCGTCACTTTATTATTGATTTTCTCACCAGCCTGTATAAGTTCGTAGTCAATACCAGCTTTTAAACTGTCCAGTCGACTGATACGGCTCCTGTATGCCAGTGTTTCAAGTTCAACTGACAGTTTCCTGAATTCGACAGGATTAGTTTTTTTAAGCCTTTCAATCTCCTTTACATATTTTTCTATATCATACCGCCATTGTTTATATTCACTACCACGAAGCAGTGTACTGGCCTGAATTTTGTCAACACCTAACTTTTTTAACTCGCCCTGGTATCTGCCATAAAGCTGTGCTATTTTATTATCTATCTCCTTTTTACTTTCCTTCAGTATCTTTACATAATCCTCGTATACCTGAGTTCCTTTGTCAAATGACAGCTCTTCTCTTGCAAGCTGTCTTTTCTCCCAGTATTCCTTACTCTTCATTTGCTAGCCCCTTGTATTCCAGAGGTTGTTCCGTCTGATTTTCTTTTTCAATCTTCTTCAGTTCCGCTTCAGTATCTTCAATAAAAGGCAACAGTGAGATTAAACTCTCCTGTGACACAACTCCGTTTAAATTTGTTATTACGTTCGAAAGCTCGACTAAGTTTTCAGGAGTGTTTCTCGTGAATATTTTCTGAATATCCAGCGGTACCAGATTCAAATTAAAATAGTCTAAAATTAATTCCAATCTTTCGTTCAATGCTTTTTTAAAGTACATTTCTTTTTGTGCCGATAACTGCTCCAGTGCTAACAGTTTATACCCTAACGCAACCCCTGAACTGTTCCCTGCAAACTGTTCATCTTGCATGTCGGGTATGAATGAAAATTTATGTATATCCTGATTCAACCTGTTTTTATTGTTTTGGGAGTATGTATCATTCACATTTTTTATTAACCATTTGGCGTCCCCATTTTCTCCTAACAGCATTACTTTATTCTTTTTCAGGCTTTTTATATCTTCCTCATCAGTTCCCTGCATATTAGTCAAAATGAGGATTGCATCCGTAAAGTCCTTCATGTCGTCCAATGATGTTGACACCGCTTCATTATATCCGTCAATCAATGTGATTACTTTTTCAAA